GGTTCACTTTTCAAGCCTCACGAACAAGGGCCTAACCGGATCCGACGTTTTTGTTGACGCCTATAAAACAAAGCAAAACACCTACTTCCATCAGATGGTTGCCTACATTGCCGAGATCCCTAGAAAACAGGCAAAGACCATCAACCTCGGGATCATGTACGGGATGGGCCAGACAAAACTGGCGGAGCAACTGGACGTGTCCACGGACGAAGCTAAACGGCTCATGCGCCAGTACCATGATGACGTGCCGTTCGTGAAAGAACTTATGGATGCAGTGCAGCGTAAGGTTTCGCACCGCGACAAAGGCGGGTTTGTGAGGTCTCTACTTGGCCGCAAGTGCCGCTTTGACCTGTGGGAGCCCAACCTGTTTGTTTCGTCCAAGGCGTTACCAAAAGAGGAAGCGCACATTGAATACGGCGACAACATCAAACGCGCCTACACTTACAAGGCATTAAACAGACTGATCCAGTCCAGTGCCGCCGATCAGACCAAGGCGTCAATGGCTGCAATATACAAAGAGAAGAACAAGATTCCTCTCGTCCAGATCCACGATGAACTGGCCTTCTCTGTGACTGACAAGAAGGAAGCCCGAGAACTTTGCGATGTCATGGAAAATTCCGTCGAACTACAGGTTCCGACACCGTGTGACATATCGTTGGGTGCAAGCTGGGGAGACTTGACGAAGGAGGATTAATCCGATACTGTCCCATAACATTATGAGGTCTAAACCATGGATACGGAAAAATGGAAAAGTGTGGTCATACCGATCAAGACCTACAAAGTCTTGAAACGTTTGGCAGAACGTGAACACCGGACGTTGTCTGGTCAGTTTACATTTATGATTGAGCAAATGACCAATGAGGAAAAGGAGGTTACGAAATGACTCCCGTTCTCGCGACGGCGGCATTTTATGCAGTGGTGATACTGTATGTCGCAATTACCGGCTGAAAAGTTTGACGTAATCTACGCTGACCCTCCCTGGACGTTCCGCACTTGGAGCAACGAGGGCAAGGACCGCTCACCCGAAAAACATTACGACTGCATGAGCCTTGCAGACATCCGTGCGCTTCCTGTCTCTGACATAGCTGCCGACAACTGCGCTCTGTTTTTGTGGGTCACGGATCCCTTGTTACCGGAGGGGCTCAAGCTTATGGAAGCGTGGGGCTTCAAATTTAAAACCATAGCCTTCGTCTGGGCCAAACTAAACAAGAGCGCACCGCCTACGCTATGGACAGAGAGAGATTTCTTTACGGGTCTCGGCTACTGGACCAGGGCCAACCCGGAGCTTTGCCTTCTGGGTACGCGCGGCAAACCAAAGCGCGTCTCCAAGGCCGTCCGTCGTCTCGTCGTATCACCCAGGCGGGAGCATTCAAGGAAGCCCGACGAGATTGCAGAAAAGATTGATGACCTGATGGGACGTGATACATCTAAGATAGAATTATTTGCTAGAACAGGTAGGACAGGCTGGACGACGTGGGGAAACGACGTTGCCAAGTTCGATTAGTTGTTCTAAAAAAGAGTATCCATAAAAGATGCGCGTTATCCGGCATCCCCTGGCTCTCCGTTTGTTGACTCCTTTCGCAGAGTTTTTAACGCGCATTACCTCCCCGGAGGTCGAAGATAACCTCCCTGTGTCTTTGACCTCCGGGACCCCCTTACATAAATGCTCTATATGTGACTGCGACTTCGACGTTGAAGGCGAGGGCGGCATCCTTGGTTATTTCGGTGTATGCCCCGTGGCCTTTTGTCCGTGGTGTACGACATCAATTTTTGACATGGTGCAGCAGCATTGCGACTACTGCCCAAACGACGATGAAGACCCTCCCTTAATAAACTAGTTGACAACTCCTATAACATCCCATACATATGGGATCAGTTTAACAGGAGGATTCGTCAATGCCACATGTCAACTTGCTGGAAGAGTTCTTTCAGAACATCCGCATGGTCAATCAGATGGGCCGGGTAGCGCGGTGCGAGAGTGCCGCTGCACGGGCCAATGACCCCGAGTTCAAACGCATCTGGACGGAGAAGGCGGACGCCATCCGTGAGACCTATAAGACGGAGATCAACTGATGATTTCCCCTGGTTGGTACAAAGACATGTTCGACTCATTTATGGAGAAGGACATGTTCGACTCCTTCTTTGACCGCTTTGAAGTCAAAGAAAAGGGTGAATACGGCGCAACCGACGCCCTTCTTAATAAAAACCGTGGCTTCACGCTAGGCGACATGGAGCGGTTATTCGACAACCCCACCGCCTACTGGCCCCTCCCAATCACATGCCCGAAATGCAAAACCAGCGTAGATGTCGGACATCTAGACTGGTCTGATCTTGTCTGCATGTCCTGTGACGAAGCCGTCGAACGCGGCGATTGGATCTTGAAAGGATTTGAAGAGTGAACAGAGAAAAGTTGGAGGAGCAACTAAACTCCATAGTCGAAAGGATCGACCGTCTAAAGTCTTTGCGTGACCCAGATCCCTCACAGGCTCAACATCATGACGAGCGAATCGCAGAGCTTGAAAAGAAGGCGAGCGCCCTGGATGAAAAAATTTATCGGATGGATATAGAACGATGATCGCACTTGTATTGATACCCGTCATCCTGTTTGGCGTGGACAACGCCGACTTCTTTAAACAAGCCGCCAAGGAACGCGAACAAGGCTACACTTGGCACTATACGGGAGAGCAAAAGCTTGACCCACGGTCCAAGGCAATCCCAATCCAATGCATGGACGGCGATAAGCCCTGCGGCGAACCCTTCATTCTTTGGAAGCTAAAGAAATGATTGGCCTCTGGGAGAAGTTCATCATGTGGGTACACGGATACCACCATATCGCACCACGGCACACGCCAAGTATTCAACCGAAACAAAAAATTACCGCTTGGACCAGTGACGGCAAAGGTGTCGTCACGCTCCACGGTCCGGCAAAACCCGACCAGTTGGTCACATGGAAAGAAGGAGACGACGATGCCTAGTTTTACAGTACTGAGGCCTGACGGCGTGAAGGTGGACATCACCGACAACATCAAGAACGCGCTTGGCGAGGACGACGTTCGCGAAGCCCTTGTTGGTGCGTTCAAGAAGCCCGTACCAGGGTCCAGCAATGCCGCCATCCGGCGGGAGAAGAAACTGAAAGAAGTGCAGTCCAAGTGATGTTCACGCTTCTTTATCACAAGGAACCGGACCCTGACGAACACCGTCAGGGCTTCCGGCCCTTGCCCAAGAAGAACCCATACAAAAGCAGTCTCTGTTTAAAGTATGAAGAAGAATCAGAACTGCAAATCGTCAACAAACCAGTGTCCATCAACATTGTTGTGTGAGAATCTGCTATGAAAGTAAATAAATTTATTGAGGAGTTAAGAAAAGGGACCGGATTTGAAGGATTTGATACCGACCTTATGTTAAAATTTTTTCTTCACGACGGATCTGAAAAGTCCATTGCTCTTTACGGTCCTCAACCGCAGTTTTTTGATTTTGGGTGTATCAATAACGATCAAATTATTGAGGAGAGTAAATCTGCGTCTCAAGCCTTGTATGAAGGGTTTTTGCGGTTACCGGCACCAAGTTGTGTGTTTGAGCATAGTTGGTATGACCATACGGGCCTGCATCAAAATAGAAAACTTCATAGTATTTACATATTTCGCACCGACGACGGAGGTGTAAACATAGAAGGATGTGAGTTCACTTATGAAGAAAAGAGGGGTTTTTTCTACAACGGAGTCGTCTTAAATCTTTTGGTTTTAGAACCAGAAGCACAAGTAGCATTTAATTTAGAGAAAAAATACCTGACCCGAGTATTGCAGAATGCCAGGAACATTAATCTAGAAAAACGCCAAGGCCATGGGACCAATCTTTTTGAGCCAATGATTTGTATGCTTGGAAGATTAAACGCTAGGGGCATTGAACAGAGGTACGTTCCCGCTCCAGAAAAACTAAACAAAGCCAGAATTAAAAGGAAGAAGGCTCCGTTTATTTCTTACACAACAGTCAAAGTATCTCCGTACCGCGCACCGCTCGGACATAGCGGCCCAAGAGACGAGGTAACGTCTCCTCGTTACCATTTCCGACGTGGGCATATGAGATACTTTAAAAACGGAAATAAGACGTGGGTAAACGAATGTTTTGTAGGATGTCCCGAGGAGGGAGGAAGAGTCGAGCACACCTATCAAGTTGAAAAGAGAACCACACGTTTCGTGTAAGTTATCTAACAGGAGGAAACCAGTGTCATACTTTCAATATAAATTTGAAGTCTACATAGACTATGAAGACGGGGAACCGGAATATGCGCCGGGGAAAGGGACCAAGAAGAGGATTCTAAAGTACATAAAAGATGCCCTTGAAGCCCACAAAGAAGACTATGATTTTGTTGAGTTTGATGAAAGTTATTTAGGGTACATCCAGGTAAAGTCTGTAATCGATGACTATAAGCCTGGACCATATACCTAACATGGATTTTGAGCCAATGAGTGAAATTATCAAAACACCACCGCTACCGGAAGCCGTCCGGGAGCGACTTGTGCGTGAGGCGTCAAACCATCTCAGCCGCATTGAGCCCGAGGAGAAGAGCTTACGCGCCCTGTGCCACGCCTTTCTAAACAAGCATGTGGTAAAGTGACTGAACCTATGACATGCCCCTGGTGCGGCCAATGGACCCGATTGGAGATGGTCCGGTCGCACCTGGAATGTCCGGTATGCCGACGTGTTGTCTACGACTGCTGCGATGGGGAGAAGGCAGATGAAGAGACTACTGTTATTGGCCGTACTGTTGATTCCGAATGAAGCCCAGGCAGACCCACAAACGTGCATGGCAGAGGCCATGTACTTTGAAGCGCGGGGCGAGGGCTGGCGAGGGATGCTGGCCGTGGGCGTCGTCATTCGCAACCGCGTCGATCATCCCGACTACCCGTCCACCATCTGCGGCGTCGTCCGCCAGGGCCGTCTCAGCGATGGCCGGTTGCGGAAGTGGCAATGCCAGTTTACTTTCTTCTGCGACGGCAAGCCCGAAGATCCAGAGGACCAACGTGCATGGTCCATGGCCCAGAGCCTGTCCACAGTTGTCATCGAAGGACAGGTCATGATCACCGGCATGGAAAACGTCACGCACTACCACACAGTCAACGTCAAGCCCCTATGGGCCAAACAGTTCGCAGCCAAGCGCCGCATAGGGAGCCACATTTTTTATGGACCGAAGTGAGGAGTGCCAGAACTGCGGCGGACTAGAGGATTTTTTATACCAGATAGGGAAAACGAAATATTATTACTGCTTCGGGTGCCAGATTGAGCGGCGGATTACAGAGACGCCGGAGGGCATCGAACAACGGTTCACGGAGCAAGACCGAACGTGTCCTGTAGCAGGGACTAGTCAGCAGACCAACTGCGATGATGAGAAGTGAGGTAGCACTCATAAAAAAAGGACTCACACTGGATAGTGTCGGCTACTGAAGTCGTTAGAGGGGGCGCGAGAGTACCCTAGCGAGAAAGGGATTTAGAAATCGTGTTCCCCTCACCAGCACTAAAATTCCGTTCCCCTTACGTTCTGTTTCCGATTCGTTCTAAAGTTATCCACAGAAAAGTAAAAGTTATCCACAACTTTCTTTGGTTTGTTAACCTTTTGTTAACCTTTGTATGCGATAATTCTTATAGTTAAAGAGGGGCGGACGCCTCTCAGCTATTTTACATTGTGAATATGTCAAACCCTTTGAGTGAGCCCGTGGCCCCTGCCAATAAGGAGTCAACGATGGCGAAACTCGAATTAGGTCCCGTGAACCACGGGACAGACAAAAACCGGTACTGCGGCCCGTCCGTGATATCGGCAGTAACTAGCCTAACCACTGGTGAGGCTGCACGGCTCATCCGTATGCAAAGCGGTAAACGCTCCGTTAAAGGAACGTCCACGCTAGAAGTAAAACGAGCCCTGAAAGCTTGTAACATCGAAATGCACCCTGTTCCCTCACCTGAAGGAACGCGTTTCGGTAGACGGGACGGCATTACGTTAGCCAAATGGCTGAAGCTTACACGGTTCAGGAAATCATCCGACAAGGTGTTCCTGGTCGTCGCAGGTTGGCACTGGCAACTAATCAGTGGTAACCGTTACGTCTGCGGAAGGATAGCAAGCCTGGGTGTCGTGTCTACAAAGCACCACGAGGTGAAGAGACGGGCAAGGGTCGCGGAGGTGTACGAACTGACCTCGGACCACGTTACACGGCCTTCTGTGGACGTTAGAAAGCCAAACACGTACAACGCACCACGGTCCAAGGCCACACGTCTTGCGAAGAAGTGGGGCATCGAGATTGAGGTGTTCCCTGGTGATACATTCAAGAATGTATGGCCTCCAGAAAGCATCTCAGATGAAGACGATCCATTCGACGGCGAACATTGCACACATAGCTGGGGTGAAGCCCTAGAGATGGTCGAGAGGTACGTTAAAATTCTACAAGAGAGACTGCCGCTGGTTCGACCTTTCATACTAGCTGCATAAAACAACCCGGCCACGGGCTCACTCAAAGGGTTTCAAAGGGTGTCCCGCAAATCCCTCTATAAGTATCATTTCTGTAAATTTAAAAAAATAAATTTCTCAATTCAAAAGGTGGGATTGGTGGGACAGGTGGGACAGTAAACATAACGTATTATATATAAAGGATTTTTCGTCTTTTTTTGCGTCCCACCAACTGTACCGGCTGTTTTGGGGTTATGGGACGATTTTTAGTTATTTACAGTTTAAATACAGCGTCTTATTGACATTTTAACTGGGACTAACTAAAAGTAAGGAAATTTTGTTAACCTTTTGAGGCGTTTTGGTGGGACAGAGGCGGGACAGCGTTGAAAACAAACAATAAATTGGCTTTGAGGCGTGAAAAGAAGATGACACGCCGACAAGAGAAATTCGTCAAGGAATTGGTATCAAACGACGGTCTTATAACCATGCGAGAGGCCGCTATTCGTGCAGGGTATCCGGCGGCTAGTGCGCACACCAGGGCCTACGAATTGACGAACGAGAACCATTGTCCGCATGTGGTGGCCGCTATTAAAAGATACAGGTCGGAATTAGACGAGAAATTTGGTGTCGATTATAAACGCCATATAAGGGATCTTCAGATAATCCGCGATAAGGCGTTAGAGGAAGGCGCATACAGCGCGGCGGTTCAAGCGGAGTATCGGCGTGGGCAGGCGCAGGGCGACATCTATGTAAGTAAATCTGAAATCCGGCATGGCAGTATTGACCAAATGAGCCGGGATGATGTGGAGAAGGAACTTGAACGAATTCGACAATCTTATGAACCGACTCTCACAATCGAAGCCGTCGAAGTCAAAGAATCAGATGCCGACGAAGGCGTTAAACCGGGAAGCAGGGCTTTGGAAGCTCCTAAGCGACGGCCTAAGAAAAACAAAAAGAAAGATTGAAACGACACGTCTGGAATCTTGGGCAACCCCTGGCGTACCGGATGTCCTATTGTGCAATGAGGACGGTTTATTCAGTTTTATAGAATTGAAGGTAGTCCGTAGGCGGGCATCTAAGGTTGACCTATCACCTCACCAGTGCGCTTGGCTATCCCGACACGCGCATAGCAGTTCCTTTGTAGTTGTCCGTGAGCCCAATTTAAATATCAACGTTTTCTCTGCCGCCGACGTTGTGGACCTACGCCTGGAAAAGTTTTCTGATTGCGAACCGATAGGGGTGTTTGAAAACCCGTATGATTGGGAAGGAATCTTTCGTTTGCTTTCACCTCCGGCTAGTGTATAAGAGAAGTCCTATACATCAATTAGGAGTTAAAGATTATGGAAAAAGATTGGGTTCTATTGAAATTCAACAACGGAACTTTAAAGGTGTGGAGAGACTACGGGGACATTGCATGGGGGTCTCCTCTATATGAGGTCATCGGTTACTTCACAGGTTCGTATAGTGACGCGGTGCATAGAGCGAGGGGTCTTTACGGTTATGGGGATGGTTTGTCATGAAAAGCTATTGGAATCATGACGGCTTGCAAGAGCGCCGTGTGGAGGTTCTGCATCGTATCATTGATGAGGTCTTCGACTTCGATAATCGCGTGATGCCGAAATCAAGAACGAAGCATTCAAAGTTAGAAAGCTTCCGCAAGGGCAAGTATGCCTACTATCGTTTTTACAATGACGGCGATTATCCCCGGACGTTTGCGCGAGATTTGAAACGTTGGCACCATGGGATTAAGGAAGATCTGGAGATGCTGATAAACGTGCGTATCAATGACGCCTGGGATGAATCTATTGCCAATGGATATATAAAGGATTCAGAACAATGGATTGGCTAACCGATTTACTAACCCGCGTTATTGAGCGTCTTGCAAATTGGGCGGAGGACCAGGACAAATGATGAGCATTAAAAATGTCCTTTTAGAGGGCGATGCTTGTTTGCCGGATAGGTATGATTTGATCGCGCAAACTGCAACCGTGCCATTGCAAGAGACTATTGGCATTGATTGGCGGATTCTGAGCGGTAACAGCGATTATCATTACATAGGCCGTGTCGCCTATCGTTATGAGATTGAGGAAGGGGAACAAGCGTGAAAGTTTTAACCAGGGAACAGCGCGTCGCGATTAAAAAATTGTATGAACGCGACTGGGATAAACCGGACTCCTATTTGGAATTCCGGCGTACCGTTCAACCGGACTTCATCCTGGATTGTGTCATGGTCCCATGGTGCGGAATGGTTCTAGGAATCGAAACGGACGGCTATACGCATTCTTGAACGGCGTTGACTCCGCCACGGCCCGTCCTGGGGAAACGCCGCAAACGAAAGGAACAAACGAAATGACCACCATGAGCATAGAGCGAGCGAAAGAAATACTGGCTGAAACCGCCTGGAAACGGCCTTCGGATTACGGCGGACACAACCCGGTCGGAGAGTATGTCATCGCCACTAGAACGCGAGATAGCAGCATCCTCGAAGACGTGAATTATAGCCGCATCCTCGAAGATCTTGAAGAACTCAACGAGCCCCAACGTCAAAAGATCGAAGACGCTGTCTATGACTTTCGGGCGGGCCACTGGGCATGTGGATGGGTTGAATATTTGATGGTGAAACCCGAAGCGCCTGACGACGTTCTGATCGCATCGGCGGAGACCATTTCAGCCCTAGCTGACTATCCTGTCTATGACGAAGACACCTACTCTGAGAAGCAGCACGACGCCGTGACGGAACATTGGGTCTACATGGGAACTGATGAGCGCGTCCAGTATTGCCAAAGCGCCGGGGTCTCAATTTTCGAAGCACGTCACGACATAATGCCGGACAACGTGTTCGACCTTCTATCCGCTGAAATTCACTGAGCCGAAACGCCCTCCGGGGCGTCATCCCGGCGTTGACTCCGCCACGGCCCGCCCTGGGGAAACCTGGGGCGGGTTTTTTTATTTGCATGTATGGGATAAATTATATATATTTATTCCAGGATATAACAAACGGAGTCAGCAAATGAAAACGGTCACAATTTTCCGCGACGATATGAACAACAGAATCCACGGGAATCTATTTGATAGCCTGATGGAGGATCTAGGAATCGAAACCCATGTCACGGTCGCGGGCAAATCAATAAACCGCGAAATCGAGTCGGTTGATATTGTCGTTATGAGCGCAACTGAATCGGAGGGTTGATTTAAAAATTCACGGCCCGCCCTGGGGAAAACTGGGGCGGGCTTTTTTTATTTGCGTTTATGGGATTTATCCTATACATTTATTCTAGATTATAAATAGGAGTCAACCGATGCTTAATTGTACCGAAACGAGTCAGGCCAAGAAAACCGCCGGTATTGCCGTCGTATATAGAGCGGGGACCGGCGAAATGTTTGGAACGTGTCCGGACACTTGCGCCTTGAAACCGGAACAAACGGGGACGAAAACTATAGACCGCGACTATGAGCGGGCAGTACGGCGGGCAGTACCCCGGCGCGGGATATCTTTTCTGTTTACACACTTCAAGCCGG